AGATAAAGTTGATAGATTACCACCTGTATATCCAACAAGACCGACAGAGTGGATTCCTGTTAGTGAGGGGTTGCCCGAAAAAGAAGGAACATATCTATTATGGGGCAAATTGACAGATGATGAGGATTATTATTACTTTATTGGTGATTATGACGAGGGTTGTGAAAAGTTTGGATATTGGGAGCAACAATTTGATTTAAATACTTTGGGTTGTTTAGGTGATGAATTTTTTGAATACGAATGTGTTATGGCATGGATGCCTTTACCTAAACCATATGAGCCACAGGAAAGTGAGAAAACCGAAACATGGAACGGCATACACGCACAGATAACCGCACCCAAGGGTACTTTTGAACGAATATTCAACGAGGCAGACGAGGATAACGATATATGATTCACAAGAAAGTGAGGAATAACATGGCAGATATAGAATTAGTGATTAAGATACCCGAAGAAACCTACAATGACATTCAATCAAGAGATTGGAAGAATGGTGAATTGATATTTAGTGAAGAATGGAAAGCCATACATAACGGCACACCACTTCCAAAAGGACACGGAGATTTGATTTATCGAAACATTGTCGGCTATCCATGTGTTAGCGAATGGAAAATAGAAGGTCTTAATACAACAGTTGGTCATATTTTATCTATGCAACCAACAATCATAGAAGCAGATACGGAAGGTAAAACATGAAATACAAAATAATGATAAAAGAAAATAAGCGTGGCGAAAAGTTTAGATTGTATCGAATTTTAGATAATAAAAAAGCTGCTGACGATTTAGTTGATTCTTTAAAGACTACAAGTCTAATCGTAAAGCTTGTGGAAGAAAAAGAAAAGCCTGTCAAAGAATTTAGAGCAGAAATTAAAGGTTATAATGAAGACGCAGATTGTTGTACTTGTATTCATGCGGAAGATACTCTTTCTATGTGTCAGTTAAGATTATGTGTTCATGCAATAGACAAATTATATGAGCGTTATGAAGAGAATAAAAACTTTGAGAATTGAGAGCGTTGAAAAGATATCTTTTGGAAACAAAAACAGGCAACAGAATTATGAACGCAAAGAAAAGAAAGAAGCTGATAATCAGTTTGAAGAATTCTTTAATGATAGTTGCCGCAAAATGAAGGAGGATGATAAATGGAGTTTGGAATAATGTATGGTTCATTAGTGACTGGAGTGATGATAATTTTTATCGTAATTGAATTGATAATAAAAGCATTAGATAAATACGATAAAAAGAAAGGCGGTAAACATTGGAAGAAAGATTGTGGATAATAAAACTGTTCTTGGTTGAAACATCGTTTGTCGTTATGGTAGGTCTCGCTTTTGTCTCTATAGTATTTGTAATGATGAATGTAATGTGGTGCGTAGGTAAGTTGTGTGATAAGATAGGAGGTTTATTTATGGACAGTGCTGAAATATTTAAGGCGGATGAAAAATGTTGGGAGACAGGAATCTATCAGAATGAATGTGATTGCTATTTCTGCGAGCATAAAGAAGAGTGTAGTGGGAGTGATGCCGATGATGAGGATTAGGGTGAATGAAAAAATCAGAATTGAGAACCCGACTCCTACTGTTGAAAAGTGGTGTAGAACAAATCTTGTTCTTGATAATCCTGAATACTACAAAAAGGAACGTATGGGTAAATGGACGGGCAATATTCCAAAAGAGATACATCTATATGAAAAGAATGGTAATGAGTTATGGTTGCCGTTTGGGTGTTTACAAAATATATGGCTCATGTGTGTACGTAGTGTGTCTTGGAACGTCGAATTTGCTCCAATGAGACAAATACATTATGGAAGTAATATAAATCTATACCCATATCAAAAAAAGGCAGTAGAAGAGGCTTTAAAGAAAAAGAATGGAATACTGGTTATGCCATGTGGCAGTGGTAAGACGCAAAGCGGTTTGGAAATCATATCTTATTTAGGCGGTAAGGCTTTATGGCTTACACATACACAGGATTTATTGAATCAATCAAAGAAAAGAGCGGAGAGCCTTTTTGATTATGTAGGAGCAGGAACTATTACAGGCGGAAAAGTTCATATAGGAAGTGGAATTACATTCGCTACAATTCAGACAATGGCAAAGTTGGATTTATCTCAATACAAAGATGCATGGGATATCATAATCGTTGATGAGTGTCAACATTGTTGCGGAAGTCCTACGAGGGTAACTCAGTTTTATAAAGTTATATCAAATCTCTGTGCAAGATATAAGATAGGTTTAACCGCTACACCAAAGAGAGCAGACGGGTTGGAAAAAAGTATGTTTGCTTTGCTCGGCGGAATAATCCATGAGGTAAGTAAAAAGGAAGTGAGAGATACAACGTGTCCTATTGAAGTGGAACAGATACCTACTGGATGGTTCCCTGATTATGATTGTGTACTTATGGGAGATGGAACTATTGATTACAACAAGGTAGTTGATAATATGATTCAGGATAAGAATAGATTTAATGTTGTATTCAATACTATCGCAAATATTCCTAAGTGTGAACCGATTATAGTATTGGCAAATAGAGTTGAGTATCTTCAGAGATTATGTGATGAGTATAAACTCAATCAGATAGGTGACGCAGTTTGTATTTCAGGAACAGGTCAAAGTAAATCAGCAAAGGAGGAAAGAAAGAAAGCACTGACGGCTTTAAACGATGGAGAGTTGGATTGCATATTTGCTACATATCAGTTAGCAAAAGAAGGATTAGATGTTCCGAATCTTAAGTATGTAATATTTGCAACGCCTGAAAAAGATGAAACTACAATCATTCAGTCAGTGGGAAGGGTAGGAAGAAAAGCGGAAGGAAAAACGATAGGAAGAGTAATCGATTTTGTCGATGACTTTGGGATGTATAAAGGTTGGGCCAAGAAGCGTTTAGCCTATTACAAGAAAAATGAAATTCAAACGAAAGGGTTATGATAATATGCAAACGAAAATAGAAAACATTCCAAAAGAATTGAAGAAGGTAAAGAATTGGGTTTGTTGGCAAGGTGAAGCAAAGATACCTAAGAACCCTTTGACGGGAGGTAACGCAAAAAGTAATGACAAAGACACATGGGGTACTTTTGAACAAGCTATGTCAGCGTGTGAAGAGTTTGGGTTTGATGGTTTAGGTTTTATGTTCTCACCGCCTTACTTCGGAATAGACCTCGACCATTGTTTGGATAATCTTGATTTTGTTGATGAGTTTGTGGAGACATTACAATCGTACACGGAGATTAGTAGAAGCGGAAATGGTATTCACATAATCTGTAAAGGAAAACTTCCTGAAGGTAGTAGACGTAAAGGTGGAGTGGAAATGTATTCAGAAGGCAGATACTTCATTTGTACTGGTAACATTTACAATGCGTCTTATACAGATATAAAAGATTGTACTGAGAGCGTAAAGGTTCTTCATAGTAAGTATCTTCCGAATAATGTTCCTAAGGTTGAGGTGAGAAGACAAACAATAGTAGACCTTGATGATGCAGAGATAATTGATAAAGCAAGGTCATGTAAAACAGGAACTCTTTTTTCAATGTTGTATGCTGGCCAGTGGCAAGGTATGTTTCCATCTCAATCTGAAGCGGATTTAGCGTTATGTAATCAGTTGGCTTTTTGGACTGGTCGCAATGAGTCTCAGATGGATAGGATATTTAGGTCGTCAGGACTGTATCGTAAGAAGTGGGATACGAAACGTGGAAGTGATACATATGGAAATATTACAATAGGAAAAGCATGCGCATCATGCTCTGAAGTTTATGAACCGAAAAAGTACAATGATGATACAAGCTTAGCAATAGCATTTTTTAGGAACGGAAAAGTTGGAGTAATAGAAGATGAAGGAGAAAGAAAACAATATGACGCCACCGACACAGGTAACGCTCACCGCCTATACGATAAGTATGGAAGCGTTTTGAAGTATTCCTACAATAGAAAGAAATGGTATTTTTGGACTGGTAAGGTTTGGACGCTTGATGAATGCGGTGAGATAAAAAAGCTTGCTGATTATATCTGCGAGGATTTAAAAAAAGAAGCATGGCTTATCCCTGATGGAGATTTGCAAGACCAAGCATTAAAGTTTGCTAAGCGTACTGCTGGAAGTGCGGCAAAAGAAGCAATGATAAAAGAGTGTCAACATCTGTATGATATTCCTGCATCGCCTGACGACTTTGATGCGTACCCTGATTACTTGAATGTTCAGAATGGAATAGTCAATTTGAAAAATGGTGAACTCATGCCTCATGATAGTACGTGGATGTTATCTAAGATAACCAACTGTGAATATGATGCAAAGAAACGTAAGCCAAAAAGATGGTTACAATTCCTTGATGAGATTACGGGTGGAAATAAAGAGATGCAAGATTACATTCAACGCTCTATCGGATATTCAATCTCAGGAAGTAATAAAGAGCAATGTGCGTACTTTTTATATGGCATGGGTAACAATGGTAAGTCAACATTCCTTGATACGATTGCGGACATGCTGGGAGACTATGCAAGCAACGCTCAACCTGATACGTTGATGCTACAGAGCCGTGTAGGTAGTTTAGGCGGTGGAGCAAACAGTGATATTGCAAGATTGAAGTCAGCAAGATTTGTAACGTGTGAAGAGCCAACTGAAGGTGTACGTTTGAATGAAGGCTTGTTGAAACAATTGACGGGCGGAAGTAAAGTTACATGTAGGTTCTTATACGGAGATGAATTTGAGTACACACCTGAATTCAAAATATGGATTGCTACAAATCATAAACCGACTGTACGTGGAACCGATGTAGGTATTTGGAGAAGAATAAAATTACTTCCGTTTGAAGTTAATATACCGAAAGAAAAAGTTGATAAGAATTTGAAGTATAAACTCAGACAAGAGTTTCCTCAGATATTAGCATGGGCGGTTGAGGGTTGTATGAAGTGGCACAGAGATGGTTTAGAAGAACCTCAACGAGTAATTGAAGCAACGAAAGATTACAAACAAGAGATGGATTTGATTGCTGGATTTGTTGAGCAGTGTGTAATGATTGATTATGATACCGATGAGAAGATTATGGCATCTGATTTGTTTGCCGTTTATAGCAAGTGGGCTAAGCAGAATAACGAGTGGGAGATGTCAGCAAAAAGATTCGGTATGGAGATTGTAAAAAAGATTCCTGAAAAGGGTCGTAACGGAAAAGGAGTCTACTACACTAAGATTAAGCTAACCGATTACGCAAAAGAGTTTATGCCAAAGCAACAGATACAATATAGAATTGAGGATTTTCAAAATGGATGATTATGATGAATGTAAAACTTGTAACCATTATGATAAAAATGAAGGTATATGTGGCGTCTTTGAATGTTATGGAATAGATTGCCCTGTATTGCCTTGTGAAGGGAGAAAATCCGAGGAAAGCTGAGAAAAAGGTATGAAAAAGGCGGGGATTTGTAAAAATTCCTGCTTTTTTTCATGACGAGAAAGTCCCGTAAAACCGCTAAAAACGCCAAAAGGGACTAAAAAAACATCAAAAAAAATCAAAAAAATTTGCTTTTTTTAAAAAAAAAGCGTATCATAAAATAAAAAACGCCAAGAAAAAACGGCTGACCCCTACAGCCGAGAAAGGAGGATAAAAAGCAACACCGAAAAAGGGGAAACGAAACTAACAAACAAATTTTTGAAAAAGATTCCTAGGAGGACAAAGAAATGATGAAAGAAAGAAATACAGAACTCGAAGCAATGATGATTAAGTTTTACAACGTACAGGCTGGAGCAAGAATACAGAGTGACATTCCGAACAATCAGGATAAGATGTTCAAACTCATTTCTAAGTATGAGAGCGTTGACCAAGTAAGAGCACACATCAAAAAGTACGTTTCAGAGAACCCTGACATAGCAAGCAGTAGAGAAGGTTTCTGCAAGTGCTGTTCTTCTCGCTTCTACGAGATAGAACTTGAAGTTGCTACTCCTGAGGCAGAGACTCAGCCTACAGAGGCTCCTACAGAGAAGGCGGTTTCAAGTAGTCTTGATATTCTCGGTCAGGCTTTACTGGAAGTTATCAAGAAGCAGAGCATCCCTACAATAGAGAATGAACTCAAGAGCGAATGCACTCAGATACTTCAGAACTTCATCAAGGAAGAGTACGGCACAATAGAGCGTAAGATTGTTACAATCATTGACGGCGAGAAGAAAGACCTGAAGGGATTCGTTCATGAGAAGTTTGATACAGTACTCAAATTCGTAGCAAACGATGAACCCGTCTTCTTAACAGGTCCTGCTGGTTCAGGAAAGAATCATCTTTGCAAACAGGTAGCAGAAGCACTCGGACTTAACTTCTACTTCACAAACGCCGTTACTCAGGAGTATAAGCTGACAGGCTTTACAGATGCGATGGGTAACTATCAGCCGACTCAGTTCTACAAGGCTTTTACAGAAGGCGGATTATTCATGCTTGATGAGATGGATGCATCAATCCCTGAGGTACTGGTTATCCTGAATGCGGCAATCGCAAACAGATACTTCGATTTTCCCGCTCCTATCGGTTACGTGGAAGCACATCCCGACTTCAGAGTAATCGCTGCTGGAAATACAACTGGTCACGGAGCAGATTATGAATATGTTGGAAGAAATCAACTTGACGCAGCAAGCCTTGACAGATTCGCAGTAGTACCGATTGATTACTCAGTAGAAGTTGAAAACGGAATGGCAATGGATATTGAACTGGCTGACTTCTGTAGAGAGTTCAGGAACGCAAGCAAGAAGGCTGGAATACAGGTAGTTGTTTCTTACAGAGCAATAAGCAGACTGGCAAAGATGACTCAGTTACTTAGCCTCAGTGAAGCACTCAGCACTTGTTTGGTAAAGGGTCTTGAGAAAGACGACATCAACATCATATGTAACGAACTTCATGACAGCAAGTTTAAGACAGCATTGATGGAACTGGTAGCGTAATGGTTTTGATAATAACCCGAGGAGGTAAATGAGATGAGCGTTATAAAGAGTAAGAAGTTTGTATTTTCAACAGGCAAGAAGTTTAAAGCAAATATCGAGTTCTACAACTCAGCACAGGAAGTAGTTGACGATTGTAAGACAAGAAAGAATACCAGCAGTAGTTTCCATGATTACTCAAAGGAGAGCGTTAAGGAAGATTGGCACGGCGTTAAGACATACGAAGAAGCACTTGAACTTTTGAGGACTGGTTATCAGCCTACGGTAGACGCCTTCAAGAATGTGAAGTTTAAGAGTTCGGGAAACGGAAAGAGAATATCATTCCAGAATAATATCGCAGGATTTGCTCCTGTCGTACCGCTCGCCCTCAAAGGCGTTCCGAACAGCATGATAAACATGACGATGAAGCCTATCAAGTGCAAAGTGATTGATGTATACTATGACATGACAGTAAACTGTAGCACATCAACTGAAACGATAATAGAGAATGGACAGATGATTCTTGGAGCAATCAAGGAACTTGAAAATCAGGGTTACAGATTCAACCTTTACGCCGTTCAGAGTTACTCAGAGAGTTCTGACGCAGACGTTCTTTGTATCAAGGTTAAGTCAAGCGACAAGCCGTTGGATTTGAAGAGAATCAGTTTCCCTCTTACACATCCCGCTTTCTTCAGAGTAATTGGTTTTGACTGGTACGGTAAATGCCCTGTCGCTACATACAGATGTGCATACGGAAGAGGAATGGGATACGAATTATCAGATACAGAACTTAAGGAATTCGCAAAACAGGCATTCGGTGACAATGCAATCTACATGAGTGCTGGAAAGTATTTAGGCGATAAGAATCATGTGATGGAGGTACTGGCAAATGATAAATAGAAAGAGATTGAATACGGCGGAGTTCTACAAGCTTAGAACTCTGCTGGAACGATACAATATTCCTTTTGAAGAAGGCGAGATGTTGAGAGGAACATTCGCTCACGGACTTCAGATAATTTATCCTAGCGTTGAGGATAGAAAATCAGATGTAGTGATTTCAAGATTCTCATATGGCGGAGATGAAGGCTTGCTTGAACAGATGGGATTGATTGAAGAAGATTCAGAAGTCGTTAAGGGTTGGCTCACCGCCGAAGATGTATTCAAATGTTGGGCGGAAGATTATGGATTTTTCATTCAGGGTTTAGATAAGGAGGCTTTTAATATGACGACAGCGAAACTGGGAAGAGATAATTGGATAAGATGTGGTAAGTGTGGACATAAGTTAGGAATCGTTACTGGGTCGGGTAGCGGTACATCTTCAAAGATTGAAATTAAGTGCCATTCGTGTAAGGAACTGAACCTCTTTAGCTTCCTTGACACTGGCGAGGATAATTCACCTCTCGAATTGTCTGAATAGCCGATTTGGGCCAGCAAAGGCTTTTAGGCGTAAAAGGTTGCCTCGGAATACATAAAACACGCTTTTGGACTCTAAACAGAGCCTGAAGGCGTGTTTTTTTATTGCATACGCTCTTTTAAATACGAATTTTGGGAAATTTGGAGATTTAATGTATTCAGCGTAAAAGTTTACGCTCGTAGGATTAAAATCGCTAATTCAGACCGAATTGGATGTTTAAAGAGCATTTTAGACTTGACACTAATGGTTTCCCCTCGGTATAATCTAAGAAAAACACCTAAAAGGAGGCAAAAAATGCAGTATAACATCGAATTTCTAAAGGTTTCCGACCTAAAACCCTACGAAAACAATGTAAAAAAGCACGACGAGGAACAGATTGAGCAGATTATGAACAGTATTAAAGAGTTTGGCTTCAGGCAGAACCTCGTAATTGACGAAAACAATGTCGTTATCATTGGTCATGGTAGACTTGCCGCCGCAGAGAAGATGGGTCTTGAGGAAGTGCCATGTGTACGTGTTAGCGACCTGACGGAAGAGCAGATAAAAGCGTTGAGAATTGCCGATAACAAACTCTCTGAAAAAGCGGTTTGGGATAACGATGCACTCGGAGAAGAATTAAAAGCAATTTCTGAAGCGATTGATATGACTGATTTTGGCTTCGGAGATTTTGAACTTGAGATTTTGACAGGAGATTTTGAACCTGATTCATACGATGAAGATTCTGAAGATATGAAGAAGTATATGGAAGGTGAAAAAGACTTTCTTATCAAGCAGAGAGTTATCATATCCTTTACGAAAGACGAGAAGGAAAAGGTTGCTAAGCTTCTCGGTATTCCTGAAATACAAAAAGTTGTATATGACTACAAAGACATCATGGCTTTAAGAGGTGAGTAATGAAGGTAGTTTTTGACCTTGATGATACGATATGCGTTCATAAGAAAAGAGACTTTGATAATGCTCTGCCAGTACGAGAGACTGTTGAAAAAATCAGAGCATTAAAACAGATGGGAGTTCGTATCATAATCTATACGGCACGAGGTCAGAATTCCTGTCATGGAGATATTGAACTCATAAGAGAAAAATATCATGATAAGATTGTCGCTTGGCTTCTTGAAAATAATGTTCCGTTCGATGAATTGATTTTCGGAAAACCGCTCGGAGATTTGTATGTAGACGATAAGGGAGTTTCTCTGAAGGATTTTTATGATATGAAGATTGAAAAGATGCACGGCAAGAGTGGTTCTGAAGTCTTTATGTGCGGAGATGTCGTAAACAAAAAGTGCAAGAATTCTTGGGAGCAATTTGATTGGTATGAATCTGCGGCCAGTTACGGTGTAAATGTTCCTCGTGTATACTCTGTCGTACTGGATAACATAGAAATGGAATACATCAACGGAAAGATAAAAGTATTTGATGTAACTACTCTGAATAAGATACTCTCCAATATCTTTTGGTTCAAGCAGATAAGAGATGACAGCAAGTTTGATATAGATGATTTGATAGACAGGGTAAATGAGCATCTTGACAGCGTAGATAATCATTATGATTTTGATAATCTGAAAAGATTTCTGAAATCAAAGAAAGAGTTCTTTAGGGCAAATGCTTCTTTTTCTCATGGAGATTTTTCTATCTCTAATTGTCTTGTCAGAGATGGAATTCTTTATCTGATTGACCCTAATCAGAATAAGAAGTATTCTTCTTATCTGTTGGACCTCGCAAAACTGAAGTTCAGTCTTAACGGCGGAGAAGAATTTTTGAATAATGATTTGAGGATTGAAAATGATGCTCGTAACCATTTTGATAAAATTCTTGAAAACAATAATCTGACTTCTGTTGTTACGGCTCTTGAAGCAACTCACTGGATTAGATTATTGAAATACGAAAAAGATATGAAAAAGAAATATCTGATTATTGAAAAAGCAAAAAGACTGGAGAGCGAATTATGATAATAGGATTCACTTCTGTTGTGGGAGACTTTTTACATGCTGGTCATACTCTTATGCTCGCTGAGTGTAAGCGGTATTGCGACTTCTTATATGTCGGGTTAATCAACGACCCTACAAAAGACAGACCTGAGAAAAATAAACCAGTACAATCGGTATTTGAAAGGTATGTTCAAATCGCAGGAAATAAAGACGTTGATGAAGTCGTTCCTCTTGATGGAGAAGCTGATTTGGATTTAGCAATCAAATCACTTCCGATAGATGTTCGGTTTGTAGGTGAGGATTATCTCGGAAAAGATTTTACAGGCAAAGCGACTTGTGAAAAGTTAGGAATAAAAATCATCTACAACAAGAGAAATCATGGTTTGAGTAGTTCTGAATTAAGAGAAAGGATAAGGAAGATAGAATATGGCGAAGTTTGTTGTGGCGATTCCCTCTTACAAGAGAGCGGACGAGCAGATAACACTGAAGTACATGACTGATTTGGGTGTAGATAAAGATAACATTTTTATCTTTACTCAAACTGAAGAAGATTTTGAAAAGTACAAAGAATTGTATTCTGATAAGTGCAATGTTATCTACATGGAATCTAATTCTATTTCAAAGTCAAGAAACAATATCCTTAATTACTTTTCAGGTAAAGAAAATATCTTGATGATGGATGATGATGTCAGTGCAATTTCAGTCTTATCTTCAGATGGAAAAGACCTTGATGAAATCAAAGATATTGCGATTATTGAAAAGATGTTTGATTATGTGAGAGAGAATCATGGATTTTTGTTTGGCCTATATCCTGTATACAATGATTTCTTTATGAGCGATAATACTTCTGGAAGAGTTACCGTCAATACAATAATCGGTTTTCCAAAAGGTTTTGATTTGCGTTTTGATGAATCGTTTATCGCAAAAGAAGATATAGAATTATGCGGTAGAATTCTTAATCAGGGAGGCAGAATATTCAGATTCAATAATTTTGCTTTCAAGGCAAAACATAGAACAAATAAAGGCGGTGCAAATGATGTATGGAAAACAAACGAGAACGAGAAAGCCGTTCTGAGATTATGCACGATGTATCCTGCTATTTTTGGAAGACATAATACAAAGAAAAACGAAGTACGTGTAATTCTGAAAGATAGAAAATATTCAGCATTGAAAATGCTATAATGGAGGATGTAATAAATGAAGTCGAACGATATCAAATATTCGTATGACTCACCGAGATGGACTGGTGAGATTGCGGATTGTACTTTGCCACTTACTTTTGATACATACAGCAATTGTTCTTTCGGTTGCATATATTGTTTCTCACAGTATCAACGTGGCATTGGAGATACATCAAAAAATTATTTCAACAAGAACGTAAAGGCTGTAAATCCTGAAAGGATAAAAAAGATTTTCAGCGGTGAAAATAAAAACAGTCAGTTCTATCAATACATCAAAACGAAACGTCCTATTCAGTGGGGAGGTCTATCAGACCAGTTTGATGGATTTGAAAAGCAGTATGGAGTTACTTATGAAATTTTAAAGTATCTTCGTGAGATAAATTATCCCATATGTTTCAGCACTAAGTCTGCTTGGGTTTTCCATGATGAAAAGTATCGTGAATTATTCAAAGGAGCAGACAATTGGAATGTGAAATTTAGTATCATTACATTGGATGAAAAAGATGCCAGTAGGATAGAGGTAGGCGTGCCAACTCCTCAAGAGAGATTGGATGCGATGCGTGAGTATAATAAACTCAGTAACGGCGGAACTACTTTGAGATTAAGACCTTTCATCTTAGGTGTATCTGATAAGACTTATTTGGACCTGATAAGACAAGCAAAAGAGGCAGGGGCAAGTGCCGTTACAACTGAGTTCTTTTGCCTTGAAGTTCGTAGTGTAAATATCGCTAAGGAACATTACAGAGTTCTGAGTGAATGTTGCGGATTTGATATCGTTGATTTTTACAAGAAATATAGTGTAGGCCAAGGCTATCTTCGACTCAACAGAAAAGTAAAAGAAAAGTATGTTCAAAACATGCGTAACTTATGCCATGATTTAGGTATGAGATTTTACGTTTCAGATGCTCATTTCAAAGAGGTGAGTGACAACGCTTGTTGCTGTGCTCTTCCTCAAAGTTGGGATTATTCAAGAGGCAATTTTAGCGGTGCACTTCAGATAGCGAAAAAGACAGGAGAAGTTCACTGGAGCGATATTGAAAAAGATATGTACTATCTTGATTTTCAGTGGAATAGAGCAGAAGGATTTAATACATGTTCTTGTGAGAGTAGGGCCAAGTATGCTGGAATGACGATGAAGGATTATTTGCATTATCTTTGGAATAGTCCAAACATGGGTCAGAGTCCTTACAAACTTTTCGAAAAGGTTTTGAAACCAGACGGATATGACGAGAACGGAGATATCGTTTATAAATACAATGAAGATGTTACTTTTGAGCAATGCAAACATATGGACCGTAAAGAGATAAAAGAAATGAGGGTTTGATATGGCAAGACCAAGGATTGAAATTGATTTTGAGCAATTCAAAGGGTTATGTGCTATAATGTGCACAGAAGAAGAGATTGCTTGTTGGTTCAAGTGCTCTGTTGATACTATTGAAAGATGGTGTCAAAGAGAATTGAAAATGAGTTTTGCGGAGGCATATAAAAAGTATTCTGTCGGCGGTAAAATCAGTTTACGTCGATATCAGATGCGAATGGCTGAGCATAACGCTACTATGGCTATATGGCTTGGCAAACAGTATCTCGGTCAAACTGATAAACAGGAAGTTGCCGTTGCTATGCAAAACGACGAGACTTTGAAAGAGATGGAAAAGTATTTTGACAAGTGCAAAATTGATTGCTAAGAGGTAGAGATTATGGGCGAATGTTTTCACTGCGGAAATAAGTCCGTTATATGGGATTGTGATTATGAATTCAGCGATTATGGATACGATGGTGAAGGAATTATTCATGCACTTCATTGTAGTAAGTGCGGAGCTGAAATAACATACGCTGTATCAACTGAGGATAGCAAAGATGAATGAAGAATTCAAAAGCTTTTTAAAAACAGTTGAAGGCAATGAGGGGCGTAAGTGTCATTATTCGACTCGGCTTGATACTTATGGTTGCGGATGTCAACATGATTGCAAATATTGTTACGCAAAATCATTATTGAAATTTCGCAAATTATGGGATGCCAAAAATCCTACTCCTGCGAGTATTCATGAGATACGCAAGGCAATAAAAACACTCAATAAGGATATGATAATCCGTCTTGGTGGAATGACTGATTGTTTTCAGCCACTAGAGAAAGTGAAGCGAATCAGTTATGATACAATTAAAGCATTGAATGAAGCGGGAATAGGATATCTGATTGTTACGAAGTCTGCTATAATCGCTGATGATGAATACATTGAAATTCTTGATAAGGATTTGGCTCACATTCAGATTACCGTAACTACTCTTAATGATAAGATTGCTACGGCTTACGAAAAAGCAAGCTTGCCAAGTGAGAGAATAAAAGCTATAAAAAAATTACAGGACAATGGATTTGATGTTGCAATGCGAATCAGTCCATTCATTCCTCAGTTTATGGATGTTTCAAAACTTCCTGAGTTGGGAATAGATAAAGCAATCGTTGAATTTCTTAGAGTGAATTCTTGGATTAAGAAATGGTTTAAGATAGATATGTCGGAATACACCTTGAATTCAGGCGGTTACTGGCATATGCCACTGGAAAGAAAGTTGGCATACATAAAAAGCATAAAAGGCTTCAAGGAGATAAGCGTATGTGAAGATGAAACTAAGGCTTACTACTTTTGGAAAAATCATTTCAATCCCAATCCGAATGATTGTTGTAACTTGAGGTTATGATATGATAACTAAACAGAAAGTAATTACTACATTACGAGAGCGACCAATAGAGGTAGGACATTGGGTTGGATTTAAAGACCTTACAGACATGCATAATGACTGGCTCCGTAGTTTCTTATATTCCAAAGAAGACCAAACATTACAAGGACACAGGGGTAGTTTTAAGACGACTACCCTTTCGTTATTTTTTTCGTTGAATTCTATTATCTATCCAAATGAAACTATCTTGTTTTTTCGTAAAACCAGTTCTGATGTAAACGAGATAATGCGACAGACAAGTAACATACTTCATTCAGGTTGTATGCAAGCAATTGTAAGAGCGTTATACGGAACTGATTTGATTCTGACGGTAGATAAAAACTCTGAGATAAGTACAAATCTTGCAACAACAATTAAAGGTCAATCTCAGATAGTTGGATTAGGTATAGGAACGTCTATTACGGGTAAACACGCAGACATCGTTGTGACTGATGATATTGTCAACGTAAAAGACCGAATCTCCTCTGCGGAGAGAAATAAGACCAAGCTGGCCTATCAAGAATTACAGAATATCAAGAATAGAAATGGTCGCTTCATTAATACAGGAACACCATGGCATAAAGACGATGCGTTTACTCTGATGCCTAATCCTGTGAAGTTTGATTGTTACAGTACAGGACTGATATCAAACGAACAAATAGAAGAACTCAAAATACATATGTCGCCGTCATTGTTTGCGGCCAATTATGAACTGAAACACATAGCTGATGATAACGTACTATTCGGAGAGCCAAAACAGGATGGAGATGCAACATTCGTTCGCAATGGATTATGTCATCTTGACTCAGCGTTCTATGGAGAAGATTACACGGCGTTTACGATTATGACTTATGAGAATGGAACGTATTATGTGTATGGTAGAATATGGCGTAAACATGTAGAAGATTGTTACAGTGAAATCTTGAATTTGTATACGAACTTTGCTTGTGGTAAAATGTATATCGAGAAAAATGCAGATAAGGGAATGGTGAGTAGAGATTTAAGGAACATTGGAATTCGTACTGTAAATTATGATGAGAGTATGAATAAGCATATCAAGATTTCAACCTACCTAAAAGCTATTTGGGCCAATGTCATGTTTGTTGAAGGAACTGACCCTGAATACATTGAACAGATATGCGATTATACTGAAGACGCTGAACACGATGATGCTCCTGATAGCTGTTCATGTTTAGCAAGAATTATGTATCCAAGAATCGCTAAAAGAGAAGGACGGAAAAACATAGTAAATGAAATTATGGAGTATGAAGATTAACGGAGGTTCTGTAAATGAAATTCTATGAGGATTTATTAGAAGTAACTCAAAAGGAAAATGATAATAATGATAATCTTTTTGATTTTATTTTAGATGCGATTGCATCTCACAAAAGGACACCATTATATCAAGAGGCGGTTACCGCTTATGAGTATTTCAAAAAGCGTAATGTAACTATCACAAAATATCAGAAATTGCTTTATACACTTTCAGGAGAAGCTGTCCCTGATAACTACTCTGCAAACTATAAATTTACCAATGCGTTCTTTCCGATTTTTGTTAAACAGGAAAACGCTTTCTTGTTAGGCAATGGCGTCACGTTTAACGAAGATGAAACTAAAGAAGTATTAGGCGGAAATAAGTTTGATAAGCAGTTGTATTTTGCTGGAGAATATGCCTTGTGGGGAGCAGTATCATTCTTGTTCTTTAACCTCGACCATATAGATGTATTCAAGGTAACGGAATTCGTTCCATTGATAGGAGAAGAAGACGGTGCTTTACATGCTGGAATTCGTTTTTGGCAGATAGATTCTCAGAGACCGCTCAGAGCAACTCTCTATGAAGAAGATGGATACACTGAGTTCATTTGGGATGATAAAGAAACAGATGCGGCAGGAAATGTTACTAAGCTAAAAGGAAGAATTCTCAAAGACAAACAAGCGTACAAGCAGATAGTATCCGTGTCTGAAGCAGATGGAACAGAAATCCTTGATGGAAAGAATTATCCTTCATTCCCTATCGTTCCTTTATGGGCTAATATGGAACATCAATCTGAGCTAACAGGACTCAGAGAAAAGATTGATGGATACGACCTCATTCAGAGTGGTTTTGCGAATGACCTTGATGATGCTTCACAGATTTATTGGATAATTCAAAATGCGGGTGGAATGGATGAAGTTGACTTAAAGAAATTCATGGACCAAATAAAGAGAGTAAAGGCAGCAGTAGTAGAAGATGATGCCGCAAAAGCTGAAGCACATACAATAGAATTGCCGTATCAAGCAAGACAGGCTGCATTGTCCGATTTACGTGACAGTTTATATCGTGATGCTATGGCTCTTGATACAGATAAGATATCTGCTGGAGGAAACGTTACTGCTACAGCCATAGAATCAGCATACGAAAATCTTGAGTTGAAATGTGATGGTTATGAATATTGCGTTACTGAAGCAATAGACTCTATTTTGAAACTCGCTGGAGTTGAAGATTCACCTACATATCATAGAAGGAAGACCACAAATCAGCCTGAGGTTACAAATATGGTTCTCTCTACTGGAGAATACCTTGATGATGAAAGCATGCTCAAACATCTTCCATTTCTTAACATTGATGAAGTTGATGAAATTCTTGAACGTAAAGATGCTGAGGAGATGGCTCGTTATGAAGAAGACGAGGATTATGGAAATGGTTATGATAGCATGACTGATGGCGAAGTTGTTGACATGGCTGAAGATATGAAGGGCAAGGCTCTTAACGGAGCACAGACACAGAGCCTCATCTTGATTATGGATAAGTTCGCAAGCGGTGGCCTTACAGAGCAACAGGCTATCAATATGATTTCAACGGCAATCGGAATTAGTAAGAGTGACGCTCGTAAGATTGTACTCGGAGAAGAGGATGATGACGACGATGACGATAAAGAACTCAACAGTATGATAGATGAACTTGAATCTCTTGTAGCACAATTGTAGGAGGTGCGATATGGCAGTTAATTATGACCCTGTTAAAGCTCATGAATATTACATGCAACATAGAAAACTGAAAGGCAAGGGCAATAAAGGAAAACGCTCTACGAAAGGCTTCTCTCAAACACAGAAAGAACAGTGGGATTATGCTAAAGAACAGTTGAGAGTAGAGCATAAAGGAATCAATCAAAACATTACTGATAATTCTAAGGCAAGAAGACAGGAATTATCTGCTCAGGCAAAGGAAATGATTTCTGAATTGCGTGGCAGATTAAAGGATATGTCAAAAGAACAAAAAGCGGAATGGAAAGAACGTATCAAAGATATGATTTCTGAAGTCCGTGAAGAGTTACGTTCTAACAAGAGTGCTCTCACAGAAGATACTAAGGCTCAGCGTTCTCAGGAACGTGAGGATTACGATGTGAGAAAAGATGAAGCGTATAACAAAATCAAAGGTATGAAAAATGGAGGTAAGAAAAAATGAGTAGAATCCCAGATTGCAGAACAGATGAGTATTACAATGAGAAATACTTAGGAAAGAATGACAAGGCGTTCGTAGCAGGATACGATTGGGCGGTAAGTCAGATTATAAACCTTTTCAATAATCTTGAAGTCTATCCCGACCTTAAAGAATTGCTTGATGATAAAAAAGCAGTCATCAAAGATAACAAGGTGGATATAGCGATAGTTGCTATAGAGGATTGGGCTGAGATGCAGAGAGATGAATTGATAACTTCAATGATTGATGGAATGGATGAAAAAGAGTATCAGAAAATCAAGGAGTTAGTTGATGGACAAGGCAAGGAAAACGACTGATAAGATGCTTAATGATTTGGAGCGAAGAGTTGAGGCGGTTTATACGTCTGACCCTTCGCTTCGGCGTATACAGAAGAAATATTCACGATATATGGATTATGTATACAATCAGACTAAAAAAGCTTACGATGCTTATGTGAACGAAACCGATATGAAAATCAAAAAGGATTTGAAAAAAGAATATATCAGACAAGCAAAAGACCTTACGATAAACAATGAACAGTATAAAGACATCGTAAAAGAGATAACTCAAATCCTTTCAAAGGTTAATCAGAAAGCTCTTAACTTAGTAAACGCTGAAATGAGTGAAATATATGCTATAAATTACAATCAGATTTCAGAAGATTGTAAGAAAGTAGGGATAAAAGTAAATGGCTAAACCAGTATACAAAACTGATGAAGATAAAATCACATTCAATGTAATAAACAAGGATGTAGTTGACCGCTTACGCCGTGACGGAGACATAGAACTTCCTCGCAAGCAATTAGCTATTCCAAAAGACCAGCAATGGAATACAAAACAGATGACATCTATGGTCTTAAAAGGCTTGGAAAACGGAGACAGCATGAGAGATATTTCTAAGTCTATTTTTCCTGAGATAATGTCAAAAGAAGACCTCACTGGAAAGACTGAAAAAGAGATAAAAGGCATTATCAAAAAGAACAAGGATTCTGCCATTCGTAATGCTCGCACTATGGTTACATCTGCTGAAAATCACGGTAGACTTGACAGCTATAAAAGTCTCGTAAAACAAGGTGTAGTTATGAAGAAAGAATGGGAATCAACGCCTGACGATAGGACAAGACCTTCTCATGTTGATATTGACGGAGAAGAACAAGATGTTGATAAGACGTTCTCTAATGGATGCATGTTCCCTGGCGATGGTCATGGCCCTGCGGAAGAGGTATGGATGTGTAGGTGTGCTATGGGCGGACATATACTGGGATTTAAGCGTGGTGACGGCTCCGTTTCAAGGGTAAATTATACGAGAGATACTACGACCCATGAAAGTCAAATGGAAGCATTGAGAAACAGAATAACAAAAGAAGGCGTAGCACTAAAATCGTTCTATAATAGGAATGTAAAAGGCTTGTCTGAGTCTGATGTTATGGATAGATTTATAGATGACGATAGTTATGTAAATAATCCTAAATATAAGAAGATATTTGAGGAAAGCCTTGAAGCTGGAAATAGGCGGTCTTCTGTAATAAATGAAATCAATGAATTAGAAGATGAATTAAGCAAACTTGAGTCAGTTCCTAAACCTAAATCTGAATGGGATGCAGAAGATTTACTCAAATCAATTATGGGTGAGAAACCTATGATTCAATCTGATGAATCTAAAGCATTAGAAAAGAAGATTGATGAGTTATGGAAAGAGAATAAAGGATTGACTGGAATAATAAGCAAGAATAATGATTACATTGAAAAAATAGACAACAAGAATTATATTATTCAGGCAAAAGAATGGGATTCAAGCAAACCTCAAAAAAGTAATGAAAATTCATTTTTAGGATTTTCAACTAACATGAGAATAGGACAATACGATGAAGACCTTAAGAATGGAATAGGATACATTGCTGAAATGACTCCGAGAGAATATCTTGACAGATGTGCGTACGATATTTTCAATACTACTTACGAGAGCACCGTTCTTGGCGCTGAAGCAAGTTCTGTATTAAAATACGCAGAGCAGATGTCTGAAGGAGTGAAATTTGATATGGGATATTTAAACTATGAAAACAAGGCTCAAGAAGGAAGACATCGTGCTATGGCTGCCGAGTTATTAGGTATTGAAAAAATTCCTGTATACATAAGAGGAAGGTGATGATATGGCTCAGATAAAAGGAATAAGAATTGAAGACTATTCTGAAGAGGTGTTAAAAGAGTTGGATTCTCGTGTAATGCTTGCATTAAAGGCGATTGGCGTTGAGGCTATGAACTACGCTGTAAAAGATTGTCCAGTAGATACCAGTAGATTAAAAAACAGTCTTGCTTGGGCGACCAAAAATGAACATGGCGGTGGCGATGCTCCAAAAGGAAGTCCTGAAGATTATAAAGTGTATATTGGTACGAATGTCAAATACGCCGTGTATGTTGAATATGGAGACTATTCTCATAAAGTAGGTAAAAAACATTTTCTGAGAGATGCGGCGGCAAATCATGTTGAACATTACATGGAACTTCTGAGGTCTGCTCTTGATGGATATGTGTAGGATTGTGTAGGATTTTTTATCAAAAAATATCATAATCATTTTGAAAAAAACCAGTATTTTCAAGGGGTTATATAATATAATTATATATTTTTTTAATTTTTTTTAATGTAGCATTTTAGGGTAAAATAAAAAAGTATCTGAAAAAAATATATTCCTTAGGTAAAAGTTTATTTCAGGGCAAAATGTAACATCGTACATCAATCCTACATAAAAAAAGTTGACATAGAATAAAAATTTGATAGAATAGAATTGTCAGAACCATTGCGAAAGTAAACGCTATGTTCTGAATAGCGAATAAACGACAAACTGTTTACCGAAGAAAAGGAGCGAAAATGGCACTTACAAGAAAAATGTTGCAGGCTATGGATATCCCTGCGGAAAAGATTGATGAGATTATTACTGCTCACACAGAAACCTTAGGAGCAATTAAGGATGAGCGTGACCAGTATAAGAAGGAACTTGAATCTCTTAAGGATTCTGATGCAGAGCTAAAAACTGTGAAAGATGAACTGGAGAAAATCAAGACAGGCGACTGGGAGAAAAAGTACAATGATTTGAAATCTGAGTACGATTCTTACAAGTCCGATACGGAAGCAAAAGAAGTCCGTGCAAAGAAGGATTCAGCGTACAGAAAATTACTCATCAAAGCGGGAGTTTCTGAAAAGCGTATTGATAGTATCATCAAGGTTTCCGACGTGGATAAAATGGAACTTGATGCAGATGGAAACATCAAGGATGCTGACAACATTGAAGAGAATGTAAAAAAGGAATGGGCAGATTTTATTGCTATTACTCATGAGAAGGGTGCAGATGTAAGTAGACCGCCTCAGAACGATGGTGGTAGTGATGCAAAGAAGCCTAGCCGTGCATCAGAGTTAGTTGCACAATACAGAAATGAACATTATGGAAATCCGTTAAAGAAGGAGGATTAAGACTATGGCATTCATAGGAGATGTAAATAAAGGTACAACATACGCTCCTGGCTATTTCCTCGCATTCAGCGATGAAAATGTAGTTAGAGAGACAAGAGAGATTGCACAGTCAGGTGCAACAGAAGTAGGTACAACTAAGTATGTGAAGATGGGTACACCTTATCCGAGCAACGATGGTAATTGCATTGGTCTTCTTTATGAAGATGTTGATGTAACAGTTGGCAACATGCCAGGTTCTGTGGTTACAGCAAATGCTGAAGTTTATGAGGACAGACTTCCTGTTACTCTCGTAGACGCAGCTAAGACCGCACTCGCAGCAAAGGGATTCAAGTTTATTGCGACAGCTCCTGCTGTTACAAGACCTTACTAAGGAGGTAAAAAGATATGCCTAACACAAAATGGGAAGACAATATATACGGTATGGTAGCCAAGGAAGATTGGCTTGATGTTGGAACACAGGTTCCTACTCGTCAGAGTGACCCTATTGATTCACTTTTTGGCGATGATAAGACAGACAACCTCGTAGCAAAGTGGGAGAGCATTGCGGCAGAATATTCTATTCCTGTTATGGCTCAGTTCCATGGATTTGATACAGAGGCTCAGAAGACTTTTAGAGTACCGATTGATACACATAATATCGAAAAAGGACTCATAAAGGTTAAGATAAATCAGTCTGAGAGATTACGTGCTCTTACAAGAGCAGGAGTACAGGGTGATTCAGCATTATACGATTACGTTCTTCAGGACGGAATCAGACTTGCAGACCAAGTTATCACTCGTACAAAAGTTGCTAAGAACGAACTCATGGCAACAGGTAAGGTTACTATCACAGAGAACAACCTTGCACTCACTGTTGACTATGGCGTAAAGGCAAGCAGAACTGCTTATACACTTGACCTTTCACCTGAAGCAGATATCGCTTCACAGATTCAGGCTATCATTGATGAAGCACTTGACAATGGTGTAACAATCAATGGTATGATGACATCTAAGAAGAACATTGCTAAGATGCGTAGCAATAAGTATCTTCAGACAACAATCAATGGTAACATAGGTGCTGGTGCTCAGTTGACAGCAAGTGCTCTTGAGAACTACCTGTCAGATGAGTTTGGTATCAATACTGTTATCACAAATGATTTGACATACGGAGCATCTTCATCAATCAATGAAGAGGGTAGACCCGTAGTTGCTCAGAAGAGATATTACCCTCAGAACAAGGTAACATTCTTCGCTACAAATCCTGGCGGAAAGCTTGGTACAGGTCTTTGGGGAGATTCTCCTGAGGCAGACGCTGGAGCATTCTACAATGTAAGCGGTTCAGGTATTTCACCTTACGTTTACATCATGCAGTGGATGGAGAAAGACCCTGCTGTTCTGTGGACTAAGGCAAGCGGTTTGTTCATGCCTGTTCTCTATAATCCCGACAGTCTGTTCATCGCAACAGTTACTGATGAGTTTATGGATAAGGCTACAATCGCTCCCGAGTCGCAGGGAAGTTCAATGTATGAAGTTCCTGTAAGCAATCTTCAGGGTTCAGATGTGACAGTTGCTAACGGTGCTGTAACAGGTACAGTTAAGTATCTCTCAGGCGATAACGCAATTACGAGAGTATGGGGCGCAGGAAACTTCCTTGCTCTTAACTGGACAAATCTTGACCCTAAGGCTACAAGCGTTCTTGTTGGCCTTGAGCCTAGCGCAGGAAGCGGTCTTGTTGAAGCTTATGGCGACGTTGACCACAATGGTATCTTCAAGATTACTAACAAGAATCTTCAGAAGTTCAAGATGGTTCAGTCTGACGGCGTTCATAGCACAGTTCAGTATCTCGACCTGTCTGGTTTGACACTTCAGACATCGTAGTTAGCAAAGGAGGTTGCTATGGTATTCGTTGACCGTATAGTAACAAACACAAAATCGATTGCTAATGCTAAAAACTCTGGCATCTCTCCTGCTCAGCCGACCACTGAGCAGGAGGCTCCTTCCCCTGTTGAAGAAGAAAAAGAGGATAAGAAACGCAGTCGTAAAAATAAAGAGGATTAATTAAGAAGGCGGTGCAATATGTTATCAGAGATATGTGCAGAAATCAAAAATTATTTCACCTATGAAGGTGACAGGCACATCGGTGATTTTGCCATTGTTGATGGTAATATTACACCGTCTTTTGATATTCCTACGGATTATATCCGTATCATCGGCAGTCATAAGAATGATGGTGTTCATAAGGTTTCTGATAAAGACTTAATTGATGAAGCGAAATTCCACGGCTCTATATGGGTTATGTCTCCGCCAAAAGCTTTTCTTGACCTTGTAAAAGAGATAAGTGATTGGCAAGCTAAATATGGCGGTGTAGACACAGAAGCTATGAGTCCTTTCAATAGTGAAAGTTTTGGAGGATACACTTACTCGAAGACAACTCGTTCATCGGGAGAGGGTGCATCTACGACATGGCAAAGTCTATATTCGTCAAGATTGAATTTGTATAGGAGAATCAGAGAGTTATGAGTCTTTTAGAAAATGCTTATGAAGATTTTATCGTAATAAATAAATCCGTAATTGATGACGGATACGGCGGTACGACAACAGAGTGGACAGAGGGTGCTACAATAAGTGGAGTAATGGTTTACGATAGTGGTTCTCAAGCAAAAATAGCAGAAGCCATGGGAGTAAAATCTTTATACACTCTAACTGTAAAGAAGAATGTTATTCTTGATTATCATACCGTTTTGAAAAGAAAAAGTGATGATAAACTTTTCCGTTTAACATCTGATTCTGATGACAAGAAAACGCCGAATGATGCTGGATTAAATATGAGACAGTATAGTGCAGAGGAATGGAGTTTACCAACATGAATAAGATTCAAACATTACATAATTTTTGGAGTGGATTTGGTCTTAAAGCATATGATGAAAATACCGTTCCCGATGATGCTCAATTACCATATCTGACATACGAAGTTTCTGATGATAATTTTGGAAATAAAGTTATGCAATCAGCAAGCTTGTGGTATCGTTCAAGTAGTTGGGCGGACATCACCGCAAAGGAGCAAGAGATATCTGATTTTATTACAAGAGGCGGAAGAATGATTGCTTATGACGGCGGTGCAATGTGGATTCAAAAGACGTCGCCATGGGCTCAAAGATTAGAAGAACCTAGCGATGAAATGATACGTAGAATTGTCCTAAATGTGACAATCGAATTTATGGATTAGGAGGAAAACAAAATGAAGTATACTCAGATTCCTGCTACCGCTTTTGAACAGATTCAGCTGAATGCTGGAATACTTACCGATAACTTTAATCCTGCAACAGGCGTTATCGGAAATATACTCGGTGCGACAAGCGGTGGTATAAGCTTCAAGGACTCAGTAGAGTACAAGGACTTCGGAGAAGACATTGATAACTGTCCGAAGAATATGAAAGAGTTAAAGAAACTCGATAAACATGAAGTTACAATGAGTGGTACATTTGTAACTATCAATGCATCTACAGCAAAGACACTCGCTGGTGCGGCAGATATTGACGGAAGTGATTCTACTCATATCGTTCCTAGAAATGATTTAGTAGGTGGAGATTTCAGTACACTTTGGTGGATTGGAGATTACTCTGATGAAAATACTGGTGCTAATGCTGGATTCGTTGCAATCAAGATGTTGAATGCTCTTAATACAGGCGGTTTTCAGATTCAGACTACCGATAAAGATAAGGGTAAATTCGCATTTGAATTTACGGGTCATTACAGTATAAACGCTCAGGATACAGTTCCTTACGAAATCTATGTTAAGGAAGGTACATCGTCAACTACTCCTAGCATAACTCTTAATGAGCATGCTATTACGATAGTAGATGAAGAGACTGAGACTCTTGTTGCCACAGTTGTAAATTCAAGTTCTTCAGTAACTTGGTCATCAAGTAATACCGCTAAGGCAACAGTAGCAAATGGCGTAGTTACTGCTAAGGACGAAGGTAACTGTATTATCACGGCATCAATTACTGAAGGTGGAGTAACATATACTGATACATGTACGGTAATTGTTACTGCGTCATAATGGTTATGAAAAGGAAGGTGATATAATCTCATGAAAAAATTTTCTGATTACAAGGGCGAAGATGCGATAGAACTGTGGGCGGATTTAATAGAACCGCTGAACGTAATTCTCAATAATGAGAATGTAAGAAAAGTAATCGCATCAGGCGAGTCAAAAATGTCAATAGCAAAAGTTGTTTTAAAAGAATGTAAAAAAGAGGCGGTCGAAATCTTATTGAGGATAGACCCTGAACCTATTGACGGGCTCAATATCATAATGAGATTGATAGCAGTCCTTGCGGATATAGGAAGCAATGATGAGATTAAATCTTTTTTCGGATTTGCGGAAGCGGTGGAAACGGAAAACGAATCTTCTGGCTCTGCTACGGAGAATACAGAGGACGACGGGAAATAAAGCCTTTTATGCGGTATGTTGAGGCACGATTAAATGAAAGCAATCGTGAAGAGGCATACCGCATTTATGTTACAAAGACTCTACAACTAATTCCGCAAAGTAAACATCTAAAATGTAACTACACTGACCTATTAAAACCTAAGAAAGTTGACAAGCGTAGTGGAGAAGAAATTCTGATTGACGTTATGCGTAATGCAGGATTGAAATTTGAGGAATAAAAAATGGCAACAACTGTATATGATTTAAGAGCCGTTTTAGGCTTGGATTCAAGTGAATATAAGAAAGGATTATCTGAAGCAAAAGCAGACGCTCTGTCTCTTAGCAGTGGTTTGAAAAGTGCTATGGCGATAGGTGCAAAAGCAATTGCCGCTACAACTACCGCCGTTGTCGGATTTGGTGCTGCATCTGTAAAGACTGGTGCTGAATTTGATAAGTCAATGTCGCAAGTTTATGCTACTATGGCTGAGAAAGCAGACGCCGTAATACAGGACGGTCAGTATGCTGGAATGAAAGCAAGTGAAGCGTTAAGAGATTTCGCTCAGGAGATGGGTAGAACAACTCAGTATACGGCTTCTCAGTCTGCTGAAGCGTTGAATTATATGGCTCTCGCTGGATACAATGCTACTGAAGCAATGTCTATGTTGCCTAACGTAATGAATCTTGCGGCAGCAGGAGGATTTGACCTTGCACGTGCATCTGATATGGTTACTGATGCGTCAACCGCTTTTGGCCTCTCTGTGGAAGAAGATGGTGAAAGAATTACACAGATGATTGATGAGATGGCAAAAGCTGCGAGTACAGGTAATACATCTGTAGAACAGTTAGGAGATGCGTTCTTAGTTGTCGGCGGTCTTGCTCAAGAATTGAACGGCGGTATGGTGGAACTTGCTGATGGAACTACCGCTGAAGTTGATGGTATTCAGGAACTTGAAATTGCTCTCACAGCAATGGCAAATGCGGGTGTAAAAGGTTCAGAAGCTGGAACACATATGCGTAACATGCTTCTGAAATTATCTTCGCCCACTGATGCAGGAACAAAACAGTTAGAGAAGCTAGGTGTAAAGGTATTCGATACCGAAGGTAATATGCGTTCTCTCGCTGATGTTTTTGGAGATTTGAATGGGGCACTTGGCAACCTGACTCAGGAACAGAAAATACAGGCAATAAGCGACTTATTTAACACTCGTGACCTTGCCTCCGCTGAAGCACTTTTAAATGCCGTAGGGCAAGACTGGAATGAGATAGGAGAGGCTATAGTTAATGCTGATGGTGCGGCAGAAGAAATGAAGAAAACTCAGATGGATAACCTCGCTGGAGATGTTGAATATTTCAAGTCAGCATTAGAGGGTGCAAAGATAGCAATATCCGATGTTCTTACACCTGAGATAAGGAAGTTTGTTCAGTTTGGAACAGATGGATTATCTAGACTTACTGAAGCGTTTAAAAACGGCGGTCTTGAAGGTGCTATGGAAGAGTTTGGAAGTATACTTTCAGATGGTATTTCTATGATAGTATCTAAGTCTCCTCAGATATTTGATGCAGGACTTCAATTATTGTCTGCTCTTGGTCAAGGCTTGATGGATAACATAGATGTAATTCTGTTTGCCGTTGGCGATGTTATCAGCATGATATTCCAAAGACTATTGGAATCATCTCAGTCTGAAGGCGGTAACGTAATGCTTGAAATTATAAACTGGATTTTAGGTGTATTCCAAGAGAACTATACTCAGCTAATGGATATAGGAATGCAAATCCTAGTTAATATTCTTAATGGTATTGCTGAAAATCTTCCTGAGACGATACAGTACGTAACGGATTTGCTTACTTTCTTCATGAATGCTCTCATAGATAATCTTCCATTGATTATAGATGCGGGAGGACAGATTTTACTGGAACTGGCCCTCGGTATTGCAGATGCTCTTCCTGAGTTAATTCCTACTATCGTTGATGTGATACTTACCATCATAGAAGCATTGGTTGATAATGCCGACCTTCTTATAGAAGCAGCTGTGGCAATCATAGTTGGACTTGCTACGGGTCTTATAAATTCTCTCCCTAAGCTGATAGAGAAAGGACCTGTTATTATAGACAAGCTTGTGAAGGCTCTTATAGATGCGTTACCGAAGGTCGTAGAGGCTGGATTGAAGCTTATACTTGCTTTAATAGATGGTATTATCAAATCCATTCCAAAAATACTTCCTGCCGTTAAACAGGTCAAAGAAACGTTCACAGACGGAATTCTTGAGTTGCTTAATTCAGCAAATACTTGGGGAAGAGATTTGATAAATAATTTCATCGGTGGATTGAAAGAAAAATGGAATGACTTAAAGAGTACTGTATCTGATATGGCTGGAACAGTAAGTGAATATCTTCACTTCTCAGAACCTGATGTAGGACCGCTTTCTAATTTCAGTACATACGCTCCTGATATGATGGAATTGTTTGCTAAAGGTATAAGAGATAATACCGACTTAGTTGCAAATCAGATTGAAAAGAGTTTTGATTTTGAAGACGATATAGTTTCGAGTCAAAATATTTTTGATAAAAAATCTAGTACAAGTAAGAGCGGAAAAGAAAATAGTGATTCAAAAATGTCAGTTAATGTCTACCTTGAAGGTATAGCATCTGAGATAATGAGAGTGGTTAGAACTGAGGCAAGAAAAGAGTATAACGCAAGCGGTAATAATGTTGTGGTATATGGAGGTTAAGTATGGTATCTTTGAAGATTAACGGAATAGATTTTACGAAGTTTGTTCAAGTAGATAGTTACTCGGTGTATCAAGAGTCAATCATTGAAGAATGGGAGGATGCTGATATACATTTTCACGAGGGTGAATACCGCAAGAGAATTGTAGGAGATTTCGAGTTGGCATTTATAAAAGAATCCGACTATAATGACTTCATAAACAACATGACTATTGCTACAGACGGAAGGCTTACCACTCTTCAAGTGTACGTAGGCGGTTTAGTCAATGACATGGTAGAAAGTAAGTTCTTCTGTACTGTAAAAAGTAGTAGTAAAAGAGACATATCTCTTGATTATGCAGTGAATAAATTGTCAGTGCAAATAAAGGAGCAATAATGATAAAAATATCTGAAGAAACAAGACAAGAATATCTCAAAGATACTCAGCATAAGAACCTTCTTATTACTGTTGATGAGGAAGAAGGAAATATCACCAACATAAATTGGTATATATGGCACTACAGCAGAACAGGTGCGGAAGCGAGTGCGATATACAGTTTTTTCACAGCATGGCATGACGAGATAAATCAGCAATATTTGAGATACGCTGATTATCTCTATTTGTCGTGCCGTTGTAAGTTTAATGGTGATAGAAGTTTTCTCGCAGGAAAGTATATACGTATTTTCACAAATAATCCGTCTATATCTGGGTATGTTGTAGATTTGGATGAAAACAGTAATAAGTGGGCTATAGATGCTCTTATGGGTGATGGTTTAAGACTGTTTTGTAGGATAGATAAAGCTGATATACCAAAGTTCTGTCAAGGTGGAGACCCTGAGTACGGCGGTACATATCCTATGGCTTATGTGCAGTTGTATTTTGACGCTCAAAATGCAGACATGACGATAGATGATATACAGTTGCAGTGTGAGTATGTAAATTATACTTTTAATGAGTTATATCCGACAGCAAATAGGACAGATTATAAGTTGCCATATTTGGGTTACAACTCTTTTGCAAGCAACAATAGTATTACTGCTATCGTAAGACGTCCTGCTGAAAGTATTGACCCTGTCAAGAATCCAAATATCTTGAGAGAGAGTCAGAGATTGAGTGAGTCTATTTGCTCAAGAGACACATTGAAAATAGGTTCAAGCGAAGCGGCAATATACGAAATTACTCTCATGGATAGACTTGAAAAATTCAACGGTAGATGTATAAGACCGTATATCGCTACAAAAGACTTTGCTGATGACCCTGACACCTTTGAATACAGAGAAATAAATTGGATAAAAGGTGTTGAGGGAAGATATCAGCCTAATACATCGGGGTATGGATTAGGGTGGTCGAATGTAAGTGCTACTACACGTAAATATATTGATAGTGGATATATCGGAGAAACAAATTTATCGCATATAAATGACACAAAATATATTGCGTTTAGGTTCAAGTTTAAAGTAACCAACTTCTCAAGTTCTGATGTATCACCATCTTATATTAACGCAGGGTTAAGAATTAAATTCAGTAACGGAACGTACCTAGTTGGAAACCATTATGATTTTTCAGACGCACAGAGTGATTACATAACATATACAGGAATGTTTGAAACTGGTTCTTATGGAGGAATACAGGAGTTATTGAGTTTGGTATTTCTTGTTGAAGATAGTGATAAAAATGCTTTTTCATCGGGTACGATGTCTATATCAATATCAATCAAAGAATTACAGACAACATTACTTGAAAAGAATTATTCTGACTTAATACCCTCTTATAACTCAAACGATTGTATAGAATGGCGTGGTATAGATGTAGAAAAATATATTTATGAGCGTCAGAGAGGAATCATAGATAGAGACGATGAACCGATAGAAGCAATACCGCTTGGAAAATTTATCATAACCGATTCCACTGTATCTAGTGCTAGGACATATAAGCGTAATGAATTGATAGGCTATGATATGCTGTATAATCTGTCTGTTAATGCATCTAACTGGTATAAGATGTATATGTTCGGGTTGAGTCTAGACGGATACTCTGGTGGTGGATATGAGTACGTCAGGCAGATGTATAGTACGTATTGGAATATCATGAGTGCTCTTATGCTTGATTCAAGAAAAAATCATGAAGAAGTTCTCGTGTATTCTGAAGTAACTCCTCACTATAAAAATTCAACAAGACCGATGCCAGGCGGTGGTTATTATGGCGCAATATCAAAATCGTGGGAAGTCGGGGAAGATGACCCCGAAAGTTGGTTCTTTGAGCATTTGTGGTTTGGTGAGGTTGATATTACAGTGGCGGAACAGGATGATGATTTTTTACAGCATCCACTTGTCTTTGATATGTGGTATCAGTACGCACTCAATTATCATTATGGACCATTGCAGTCTTATCACTATGTATACAGCAGTTACAGACATTTTATAGACGCATATGGTAGAGGAATATACAATAGAGCGTGCATACTGATAGATGAAACTCTTGAGGATGGAACGCATAATAAATTCTGCGTAGACAATGGAGATTACTTCATGCTCTCATCCGATTGCGTTTCATTCAAGTTGTATTATCCATGCACTCAATATCCTCATGCTGATAATGCAGGAGTGTATACATTTGCAGATGGTAATAGTTCAAGGCCAGGAGTTCAGTTGCATTCAGTTAAAGACTTAACTCCGAATTTAATAAACGCATCTACAAGACTTGCTTATTACAATTATGATACAAAAGAAATCTTTGATAGTGATAGTAGTATTACAGCGAGAGATGTAGTGAGGTCTTTGCTTGAAATAAATGGATGCTTTTTGAATGCAGATAGAGATGGTGAACTCAAATTTGTGTACTGTGAAAAAGAAGGTTTATATCCAAGTGATACGCTATATCCTAGTGATGATTTATATCCGAGAGGTTCAAATGTATCATTATATCGTTCTACTTACATAAAATCAGAATATGCTGATTATAAGACCAAAGAATATGGTAAGATACAGATAAGAAAAATATCTTCCTCAGATAATGAAGTATCAAATGTAGTTCAGTGGGAATACATCGGAGATGTAGAATATGAAAATACATACGTAATGGATGATAATGTATTCTACAGCGGTTCAAATATGGTGTATAATAAAGACGGAATGCCCGAGGTTGAAAAGATGCTATCAAATATGTATAGCAAAATTCTTGACTTGAGTTATACACCGAATGTAACGAGAGCGATAGGCTTGCCTTGGGTAGAGGCAGGAGACAGGATAAATATGATTACCATGAATAGTGGTTTTGAGTCTTTTGTTTTCAGACGCACTATGAATGGAATTCAGATGCTGAAAGATACTTTTGAATCGTATGGTGAAGAAGTCGAAAAATCGGTTGAGTCTTATGCGATAAGCACATACACCGATACACCGATAGCACCATATCACACATAAGGAGGTAAAGTATGAATAGAGCATACCCCGAAAAAATAAATTGGGAAAATTGGGAGTCTACCGCAACGCCTATAAATGATACCAACTTGAATAAGATGGACAGTGCGTTGTATGAGATAGATGGTAGGGTGGTAACCTTTAATACTACTAAGGCAAATCAAACAGATTTACTTCAGACTATCAAGACCCTAACTTATAATACTCAGACAGGTGTGTTTGTGTTCACTTTTTGGAATGGTAGTACATATACAGTGGACTTGAATATCGAGAAGATACCTGTCGATTTTAGCATGGATGAAAATGGTGTCATAACAATGACAACCGCAGATGGCACTACATACACTTGTGATATTTCAGAATTGATAAAACTGTATACGTTTGTTGATAGTAGCGAGATAGACTTTACTACCACAACAGATGCAAGCGGAAACAAGACTATCACTGCGCAGATTAAAGCAGGCTCAATCACAGGTGACAAGTTACAGCCTAACTACCTTGCAGATTGTGTTGACGCAAAGAACGCCGCAGAGTTGGCGGCAAGTTCAGCAGATGCAGACGCACTTATATCAGAAGGGTTTGCAGTAGGTGAACAAAACGGTGTGCCAGTACCGTCAACAAGTCCGTATTACAACAACAATGCAAAGTATTATGCAAGTCAAGCACAGACGTCAGAAGGGTTGCTTGCAAGCGGTGATGTGACACTGTATCCCGATTCATATTCGATGATTCAAGATAACTTTCCACAAGGCTTAAACATTCCACTTAATCCTACTTTAGTAATTGCAACAGATACAGATTATGAAGTTGTAAGAGATATAGAGTGGAGAGGTACTACAAGTTCAGGAACATTGACTATTGATTTTAGTGGCAGTCCGATAGATACATCAATGACGGTCAATTATAAAGTCTATTACAAAAAGTCATAAAGGAGTGATGATATGGCATACAGAATAGCAAACATAGGAAAAACAGGAATACTGAAAGTAAAGAAAAGCAATGCGGAACAGTTGAAATACAGACCTGATTTAGGTGATGTTGATTTAGATATATCATCAGAGTTGAACACCAACACGAGCGGTAGTTTCAATACTATCACAGGTGGAATACTTGACTCTTGCGTTGTCAATATCGAGCCAAAACAGAGTGGCAGTGGCACGCCATCTCCGCAGAATGTCAGACCGATTACGGGACATAGCAGTGTTGAGGTTGGGAATGTTGGGAAGAATAGACTTAAAAATACTAGAACAGGAACAAGCGAACAGCATGGATTGAAGATAACATCATATGCAGACGGTTCTGTTTTCTATCATGGTGGATATACGGCAAGTGCGATTGATGCTTATGATTTATCAACAACACAGGTCATTTCTAATGGTAGTTATATTTTGAATGGTTGTCCGAGCGGTGGCGGTGGCACAACATTTCAATTATCAGTTAATGACATAAATGACACAGGTTTGTCAAATTCATTCACGGACACAGGTTCGGGGGTAAATGTTACAATCTCAAATGGTGGCGTATATCGTCCTAGAGTGATTATCAGACAGGGTTACACGATACCGAGTGGCGGTTTACTGTTCAAGCCTATGTTAAGACTAGCCACAGAAACAGATGCATCATTCGTTCCATATAACGGCTCACAATACACAGTGGCACTCGGACAGACAGTCTACGGCGGAAGTGTGGATGTTGTGAGTGGGGTGTTGACGGTTGATAAAGTTTGCACTACTTTTGATGGAAGTAATGATGAAACAATCGAAGTCGTTGTAGGAACAGCATTCAATAGAATTAGTTGTGCTATATCAAGTGATTCCATAACAAACAGCAGTACAACAGAGAAAACTAATAAAATATGGTCTGACAAATATGTAGAAATAACTGATTCTATGTCAAATTCGGGGATAACAGGCATATATTATAGGGCAAATGGTTCTCATAAGGCTATGATTTCAACAGGTGAAGTAGGTGTTACTGATGTTGCTTCAGCGAGAACATGGTTATCAAACAATCCCGTACAGATTTGTTACGTACTAGCAACTCCAATAATAATCCAACTCACACCACAGCAGATAGAGACTCTGATTGGACAGAATAATGTTTCCGTACCTTTAGAAGGTCAGTCGCTTGATGAGTTGACGTATCGGGAAGTGTTGGCGTGGGATGATGTTGAAACAGCCATAGAGCCAAAAGCCGATATATCAGCCATAGGCACAGATGAGAGCGGAAGAACAACAGCAAGTAGACAGTATGTGGCAGGTGAGCATTTTTATAAAGATGGTAAGTTTGGCACTACTAAAACCACAGTTGCTCAAGGTGCAACATGGACTCTGAATACGAATTATGTTGAGGGTGATATATCTGATTATATTGAGCCGAAAACAGGTACATTGACAGTTAATACCGCATCATCATCATATGTTACTCTTAAT